TCTGAGAACTGCTCAAAGAGTAACAAGATCCATTGGTCAATTGTCTTAACCATACTGATAAACAATTACAAAACCATCGAAGTATAGATGACATAACCTAACCAACCCCGTACCCCCTCTTAAAGGCGTTTTGATTTGAGATATGAGTCTTTACCCTCGTAATCAATCAAAACGCTTTTTTGATGCCTTCTTGGGCTTAATTCAGCCTAGTCTCAAGGTTAACGCTGAACAATCCGTGAGCCTTATCGAAGTCCAACAATTCATCCAACCCATTTTGACCACCTCTGTTCTTGGCTATGTGACACTTGATCACTTCGATTGGTTGGTCAAGTGACTCCTCATCCTCATCTTCATCCTTGTGAACGGAGAGAAGCATTGCTGTATCACAATCCTGTTCGATTGCCCCTGACTCACGGAGATCGGATAACATGGGATCTCGACCTGCCGTTTCCAAGTTCCTGTTCAATTGGCTCAGGGCTAAGATGGGAACATCAAGTTCCATTGCCAATTGCTTTAATGACCTCGATATAAAATCGACCTCCTGAGTCCGTGACTTGAATCCGTGGGCTGAGAGAAGTTGGAGGTAATCGATCACTGCGAGTCCCAAGTCACCCTTTGCTCTCTCTTGGAAGAGGAATGCTCGGAAGGAATCCAATGTCGCTTTGTTATCATCCTTGAAGGTCAGGGGAAGACTACTCATACGATTAACACTTTCCTCAATCTTCTGCCGTTTCAATTCAGTCAGGTCACCTTTCTTTCTCGGACGATAGACCATTGAGTCACGGACAAGCATACGACCTGCGCACTCAGTTGCCGACATTTCCAAGGAAGCATAGGCGACCCTGTAGCCTTTGGAAGCAACCTGATGGGAGAACTGAATGGCAAGTGCTGACTTACCAATCCCCGGCCTTGCCCCCAATGCATACAACCTACCCCTTTGGAAACCACCACCAAATGCAAAGTCCAAAGTTTTAAATCCTGTGGATACTGCTGTTGAGTTACCATCATCAATGGCAAAGAACTCATCCCTAGCATTCCTGACTGCATTACCAACCTTACTTTGCCCACTGCCTGACGATAGTGCCTTGGCTACCTTGCTGTTGAACTGACCTGCAATATTCTCAACTGAAGTCCCTTGGTTAAGGGCATCCATTGCTTCCTTGAGAGCCAAGTCAGTTATTCTTTGATTCCTTGAGGAAACCAATTGCTCAATGTATCGGTCAATCTTTCCCCCACCATAACGCTCACTCAGAGCTAAAGCATCCTCAGAGCATTCAGGTAGTTCAATGGCAACATCGACCTCATTGATATCATGCTTCTGATTGATGAGGTTAAAGATCTTCTGATGTGACTCTGTTGAGAAATCAGATTCAGTGAGTAGCTCGCAAGCCTTGGCACTTGAGAGACCACTCTCATCTCTTAGACATGCAGATAGTACTGCCTGTTCGGATATCTGATAATCCATCAGTCTAAGGAAATACGATTAACCTTGGTGGATTTGCTAGGTGGAGGGATCTTACCCTGTAACCAAGTTCTGCATGCATTGATGTAGCATTTGTTCCAATCAACATACTTCTTGTCACCTGACTCAGCCCAATTGCGAAAAAACTCAACTGCTCTCTTGTGATCAATGTTAGCATCGCTTGCGATGGTTACCGGGGGATTAAAATCTTTGGGTATGGAACAGGCACGTTTTTTGGGAGTTACCTTTTTTTCTTTTTTTGGTATATAATTATTAGTAACTTCCGAAGGAAGTGTCGCGCGCACGTGAGGGATATCCCCTAAAATGTCCGCATTTTGTCCACATTTTGTCCGCAAAACTTCCACATTTTGTCCGCATTTTGTGGATAGTATATCTGCGATAAGTGAACGGATTGCCGAGGTAAAAGTGGAGTATCTGTCCTTATTATTATCATAATATTGCTGTAATTTATTAAATAATTCATCATCAACTCTTATCCTAATCTCTTTTTTCATATCATTATTCCCAACTTTTCTTGTTTAATAGTGTTAAAAAATCATCCAATTTGCATGTAAAAAGTATGTCTGCATGGTTCTTTTTATGGATGACACATGGTGGTTTTTCACCTGAATCTTTGATCGATTGTAGCATAGCATTATATATGTTTAATCTCTCAACTGCCTTACATTCTACATGAAAAGGAAAGTCGTCACTGACCACATCAGGTGAGTCAGGACTCCCTGCAAATTGCTGTCCACGCCTCGCAGGGAATCCATTATCACTTAATATGTGTGCAACTTGACGCTCAAACGCTTTACCTTTTCGATTTGCGTTTATTTTTTTTGCCATTCTTTATTGCGTTAGCTACCTCGTTTAGGTCATACAGACTTTCTCTTCCCACTATCTGTCTCTCTAATCCTGAGATATATTTTGTTATTGTATTCCTCGATAATTGGAAGTGTTTTGCCAATTTTGAAATCGACATCTTTCCATTAGAGATCTTGTTACTCATGTCAAGAATCTGTACACCATCGGGGTAACCTTCCCATACTCCTGTTTCCACACATTTTGCCCATTTAGCACAGGCTTGCTCAACCATAGGTATGTGTTTCTCAACATCATAATTGGCAATCTCGTATATTGCCGTTGCATATGGTTCAGTCTTTTCAACCGCAAAGAATAAAAACCTCTTTGGTTGCTCACCACATAGTTTTAATCCATGCAGATACCAAGCGGCCTGAAAAGCATATCCATATTTGTGTACACTTTTCTTAAAGTCCTTGGGACTAGCATTGGTTGTGGATTTAAGATCAATGATTGTTCCATCTGATGGGCAGTAGTAGTCAGGTCTAACCTTGCAACTTGCACCCATTAGCTCGAAAAATCCTGTGCCTTCAATTATCTTATCAGGCTCAGATAGATAACTATCGAGAAAAGGATGCTCTTTGGCAACCTCTGACATTTCTATTACTTTATCCCAATCAGATGCACTCAACCATCGCTTATGTGGATTTGATTTCTCAATCAACTCAAACGCTTCTTTGTAATGTTTTGTCCGAGAGGATTGACCATCAATTTCGGTTGGCTTCACGGCATACTCTTCATCGAGCTTATGTGGCTCAAGTGTAGCAGTATGAAACGCTCCACCAATTACGAAATGAGGGGCATCAGATTTTGTTGTTAGTTGTTTGTGTCGAACAAGCTTTGGGCAAGAAGTCAGCATGTCAAATGCTGTACTCCTACCCAATTCAGGTCTTGAATGATATTCGCTATTGCTTATATCAACCTGTAGCATTGTCCTTGATCTGTTTGAGGGTTATATCAAAGCTAGACCTTTGTATCTCCTCCTTCTGAGGTGATAAAGCCCTTGTTGATACATTGCTCTTACCAACCCTCTTGAGGTTTGCAATCTTTGCATGAGCAATCCTCGGATCATGTCCATCCAATAGATACCTGTGTAATGTATCCATTACATCAATAGCTTCTGCTACTGATCCCTCAAACTCATACCTAGATGGACTACTATGTACCTCAATAGTAAACTTTCCACTCATGCTTCGGGCAATGGATCGCCACCATCAAACAATGCTTTTGTGTCAATTGTTGTTGATGCAAGTTTTTCTTTGATCTCATCAGTCAACTCCTTCTCCTTGCATGGAGTAACCTCATACTTGGTTAGCATCTGCTCACCTTCTTTCTTTACCTTGATATCGTAGTTACGAGGATCGCCCCACTCAGGATCATTTGCCAACTCACGAATCTTTGTCCGTATAGTTGCCTGAGTAATATTCCAAATCTGAATTGCTTCAACTTGGTAATTCCAAACAGGGACTGCCATGAATACTTTCGGATCATCATTGAAATCCAATTTAGGTGCTTGTGCTTTAAGATCCCAACGATGAACTTGCTTACTATCATCTCCACCTGTCCATCCTTCTTTGCCGAAGATGAGTAATCCATCATCACCTCCACCAAGTAAACGAAGACGATTTTCACCATCCTGTAATCTTACATACTTACCTGCTTTAACAGGCTCTTCACTAATGTTGTCTAAGAATCCCATAATATTATTTTGTTTTATGTTTTAGTTATGCCCTATTGGGCGAGAGGTTTGAACATAAACAAATAATGCACAAATATGTCAACAAATAAAAAAGCTACCCCCTCTCAGAGGTAGCCCCATAATAGGATAATATTATGATAATGAATTAATTTTACATTACTTATAATGGGAAATGTGTCAAGGGTTAGTTGGTTGCTCTTCCTGATCCATTAAGTATTCCACTACCTCACGACTTTTTTCTATAAATTCCATGTTCTGCGACATGAACTCCTCACTATCTAATAATGCATTTGAAAGTAAATAAGCTTTGATTCTAGCATCAGTTTTCTTATCAATAAACCTTGGCTTTTTACGTAGTAAGTATGCCATAAATTGTGGATCTTGTATTGCTTTTGTAATGACACCTTGTAATTTCAATGCAGGTATTTTTTCTAAAACTTTTTGTGCGTATTTTGAGAAAGCAGATTGTATGACAAGATTACTTCCACCTGCAATATTTGAGAGTGGTGAGTTCTGACCTACTTTAGATCCTGCAATCCTAGCAAGTAAGTTAGTTAAACCTTCACCTGTCTTTATTACAGTATTAAGTTTCCTCGGATCATTAGCAGAGTCTTCAAGGATTCTAGCTTTTCTCGCCACCTGTGCAAGTTGTGTCAATTGATCAGGAGTAATTAACTTAGAGCTAAGTAAATTTTGCCTGAGAGTTTTTCCTTGAAATACAGTATTTAATGAATCTTCCAATGCCCTACCACTAATGAACCCTTGCAAATCACCTGTCTTAATTTTCGCATCATCTAATAGCTTATCAAACACGGCATGACGCAATCCCTCGATGGCATCAGGATTTTTTGAGCGCTGAACCATTCTAAATAAATCACGAAATGCATCTGCCTGATACCTAGATGTAAAGGCTCTGTTTAAAACTGAAGCAAGACCACCTTTTGTCTCATTTTTATCAAGTATCATGCCTACTAAGCTTCTTTTCTTTGCAAACGCTTTGCCTAGTTTGGCGGTCTTTTCAAGACCTCGGACTAATTGTGCTTGTTGATTTAAGTTATTAACATCATCGATCAATCCAACTTCTTTGAAAGTCTGCGGATTATCTCGTATTAGTCTTGCTAGGTCGTTAGGATTAACACGTCCTGTTTGCGGATCAATCACCCTTGCCATTGTGGCTTGTATAAAATCTCTTTGTGCCACATGCAAAGCTTTAGTGGCCTCATCACTCTCAGTCGCTAATTTCATAAGACGCATATTTACTGCTCTTAAATTATCTGAACCTTGCCCAAGACCTGTACCTATACCCTTTTGAAGGGCAAGATCAGGCTCAACTTCACGAATCCCCCTTATTTGTTTAGTATTAAATCTTTTATTTAAACCACGACTGAAATCACGTGCTAAGTTGGCAGACTCATCAACAACTGTGTCCAAGTCTTCGAGCATCGCTTCAGCGATTTCATTTAACCTACGTTGCTTTCCAAATTTATTACTTGCTTTTGCTTCCCTTGCTAATTCTAATGCGCGATTTCTTGCTCTAAATAATTCTTTTGCAGACAGAGGTGTTGGTTTAGGTACTGCCCTTTTTGTTGGTTTCAAATCAGAAGGTCTTTGAAAATAGGGTTCAACACCTTTACCTACACCTTGATTTACTCTTAATCTATTTACAAATGCCTCAATAGGTGCAGGTAGTTTTTCCTCAGGTAGCATATTTTCTTTAATACTATCTACAGTCTTTACTGTGTTTTTACCAAGGTTTGGTACTTCTATATCCTTATCAATTTCGCTCCAAAGCTTAGACTCCATGTCACGCGCTTTAGCCAACTCATTATCTATTATTTCTCTAGCTCTAATTGAGGCAGTTACAGCATCATCAGGGTTTTTATTAAGAACTTTTGCTACTGCTTCACCCATAAGTTTTTCTGCATCAGTAACCCTTTTATCTACATTTTTAGTAAACATCTCAAAGCGTAAGCGAGCCGCCTCTTTTACCATTTCAGGGTCACCACTGTTTTGAAGCTTGCGAATCTTTTTATCGAAATCAGACATAGCTTTTTTAGTCTGTTCGGCAACTGCTGTTTTTAGTTCCTCTCTACCCTCAGAAACCAATTTATTTTGCAAAGCAGTAAATATCTGTCTAGCTTGCGGATCTTGTGTAACCTGTGCTGTTGTACCAAAACCTTCCACAGATTCCAATTGTTTAGCCAAGGTTTCAATTTTAGCATCATCACTAAAATCTTTTGTAAGGAATTTGTTGTCTTCTAAAATCTTTAAAATTTTACGACTTGCTTCAGCCTCTCTTCCTGACTTTGTCAGACCTTGAGTCATTCCACCAACTAATGCTCCACCCCTGTCTATTAATTTTGATGCTACTGCTGTTGGATTTGCAAATCCTCCTACAACTTCAGAAATTGTGCCTTGAATTTCTCTTGCAGTGTCTTCACCTACTGCATCAACTAAAAAGTCAGCCGGACCTACTTCTTCTGACACTGCTCTTAAATAACCTGATGAAGCAAATGCACCACTTTCAAGTGCGGCCATTTTAAGTGGATCACGTGCTGTAGTTTTAACTATCTCCCTACCGGCTGTTCCGATAGCTGAACCTGCCATAGTTGTAGGTGCTAGTGCTTGTGCCGCAGATAGTCGTCTTGAAGCGGCAAAAAATGGAACTGTTGTAGCAAGACCTTGACCAAATGTCCTGCCACCTCTAGCTATAGCTCTTTGATCTTCAGGTAAATCGGACTCATCCATATAACCCATCCCACCTGCCGCTAGAGTTCTTCGTAGATTCTTGCTACCACCACGGGGTTCTTCTTGGCCTAAACCAACAGCAGATAGTAGTGTGTTTGCAAAGTCTATAGGCGAACCAAGCATATCTGCTAAGAAACCTGTGTTTACACCTTTTGCTATTGCATTAGCTTTTTCTAAACCACTTGAAGTTTCTAAGGCTCTAGCCGCAACGGGAGAAAGACGAGGTTTTGGTTTTGATGCACTAGAATGCTTTGCAAATATTTCATCTATTGTACTTTTCTGATCAGCTTCTGATAATTGTAAAAAAGAATCATCAAGCTCAACAACGCCAACTCCATCTATCTCTACTGTAGCCATTTTAATTCGTCCTCCGAACCCTATATCTTACACCCGTTTTGGTCGTATTCATATTTGTGGCATCTACAGTTGGTTGAGTTGTAGTGTCACCTTCAAAAAAAGCACTAAACGCAGACCTTCTTTCATTACGATCATCAATCAAAGCTATCTCTAAACCTTTGATAATATTAGGTAGTTCAGTTGCCAACTTTTCAGCATCCTGAATGTATGGTTTTTCGCTTTCTGCTGTACTTAGAAGTGTGCGCTTTGCAGTTTCTAATTGACTTCTCAATGCAGGTAGTAAACTCTCTCTGATTTTCTTTTTTCCATCAGTTGGATTATCCTCTTTTTTAGGCAAAATCTCATCAACTTTTTCATTGGTTAAGTTGGTTGGTCTAGAAGAAATTCTTTTTAGTAAGGGTTCTCTTAAAAGAAAATCTATTGTACCCATTTTTTGCCCTTCTGCTTCAGTTGCTTGTGCAAGAGTTCCACCGAAGAGAAACTTTTGACCTCCTGAAAGAACTCTCATAGTTATACCGCCAAGGTCACCTTGTAAGGCAGTATCTAAATCCATTGTTGCCAATAATTGGAAAATTTCATTATTGGGGTCAGGAACGACTTCATCTGATAAATCAATTGTAGTATCAAGACCTGAGATTCTATCAAACTGTCTACGAGCAGTATTTAGCTGAATGTCAGCCAACTCAAGATCTTTCCGTGCTTTTTCAAGCTCAACTTCTTTTGTTGCACGATCCAAATCTTCATTGTCTTCTAACTGTCGAAGTTTAGTCTCAGCATTTGCTCGATTAAGTTGAGCCACTTTGTGATTTTCTATCTGAGCATTAATTTTGTTTTGCCTCTCTTGTATTTCCATTTCAACTTGCTGCTCTACAGGAAAGAAATCATCTCGCTTAATTTGTTGACCAAGCATATATTTATCCTTCAAGGTTTGAAATTTCATTGCGTCTGCGCGTAAGTCATTTAACTCTTGTCGCATATCAAGCTCCCTATCTCGTTGTGCCTCTAACTGCCTTTGACTACGGAACTTTTCAGTAACCCCAAGATTCTGCATAAAACTTAATGCTTCTGCTGTTCTTTGTGACAAAGGAATCTGAGGATCATTTATTCTTGCATCTTGTGCTTCATATAAATCAGCAAATTCATTGTCTGCTCTTGCAAGTGTTTTAAGGGCACTTGATACACCTTTTATCTGTCCCTCAAGCTCTTTGTTACGCTTCTTAGTATCAAAGTAAGTACCAACCACACCACTCACAGCTTGACCTGCTTGCTCTGCGGCTCTTGCCTGTGCTTCGCCTGCTCTTTGAAATGCTGAGAAGTTCATCCTTCCCAATGCCGCCTGTACTGTATCTCCTATTGCCATTTTGTTTTCTCCTTTAGCCCGGATAGGGCACTGAATCTGCCATCATTGCACTTGGTGTATTTCCGTAATAATCTCCTAAAGTCATACCTGATTGATTAATTCCACCACCACCGAAACCTCCGCTACTCGGTTGTCCTAGCTAACCGCCACCTCCTGCCATTGAAGCACCTATCTGTCCAACCGCTTGCATAAATGCACCTGCGGCACCCGCTGCCGCCTGTTCGCGAGCCGCATAAGTGTTTGCCAAGTAGTTAGCACGATTAGCCGCTTCCTGTAATCCAATATTCACACCTGCATCAGGATTGATTCGGGTCACTTGCTCCTGTGGCATACCAAACAAGGCCGCCCTTGCTCCATATCCCTGTTGGGTGTAATCAGCACCACTACGGGTCAATGCTAATGGATCAAAAGAAGTGGCTCGGTTAGCTGATAAAGCTAAACTACCTAATCCTCTTGCCTGTTGTATAGCTTCACTACGAAGTTGCCTAAGATAATCCTCACGACTCATAGCTTCAGTGGCAATGCCTATATTATCCAAATCTCTACCGCGAGAAACAAGTGCCTCCCTAGCAGACTGAGTTGCTCGCCTACGCATCTCAGGTGACAAGTCTGTCATCTGTGCCCTTTCAGCGGCTTGTTGTGCTAATAAGTTTAAGTCCTCAACCCTTTGCTGTTGCAACGGATCAGCAGAACGGATTGCTTCCGTCATACCGGGACCAAATCTACTGATTAAAGATATATCACTAGCGGCACCACGCTCTGCCATCTGTGCCCCAAACTCCTGTGCCCTTCTTGCTTCAGCTTGTGCCAACTCTGCCATTGGGTCTGCGGCTCTACGGGCAAGGCTGAACTGCAAGTCCTGATACATAGGATCATATGTCTGACGAGTCTCTAGTAACTGCCTCTGTAAGCGAGGATCAGACATTGCAGATACATACTCACGGGCTGATCTACCGGGATCAAACTCAGGCATGGGAGGTGGTTTCTTACCTCCACCAAATAGCTTCTGTATAATGTATGATGGTACTCCTGAAGAGTTTACAGGTTTACCTAAACCACCAATGCTTTTTAAAAGTTTTGCTTCATCCTGATTGATGTATGCAAGAGACTCACCTTTGGGTGCATTCTCATTTAAAAGCCTAGCGGCCTGTGCCAATGGATCTTTATTTTTATTCTTCATCATGGCGATTAAGTTTTGATTATGTAATTTAAAATAATAGTGGGCTGAACATTGTTGTGTGCAGTACTCGCATCTGCGGTGTCATTATTTCCTGTCTGTCCGTCCAATCCTAATTGATCTGTTACTATAGTTGAATGACCTTGACCCTCATGCTCTAGTCTTTGAACAGACTCCTCTGCTGTTAAAGCTGTAGTGACTGCACCTGCTGAGAATACATCATGTACATGAGCAGGAACTCCTGACTGTGTAGATAAGAGTAGGTGTTCTTCGTGACCACCTGTAGCACCTAGAGTGTCACCATCTATACCACCATCTTTATTGGTAAGGTTTTCTTGAGAAGGGGTAATCATGTTGTCCTTACCCGCTACTACGCGACCTCTTAAATCGGGCAATGTGAAATTAGCACCACTACCACCATATGTGTATCCAATTGCATCATGTAGGTCTTCATAGTCAGCAACAACAAGCGACTGTCCTGCGCAAAATAAAAATCCATTAGGTGCTTCACTACCTGCGTATGGCATGACTACACCTGATGGCATAATTGAACTAATGGCCGCAGATGCTAGTTTAGCAGATGTAACTGCCCCATCTTTAATCTTAGCTGTAGTAACTGAGTCAGTCGCAAGTTCATTGGAACTAATGCCTGCTGTCTTTACTCTCAACTTACCATCTCCTGCGGTCACATCGTAAGTCTCGTTATTAGCAATTATGGTTACACCATCAGCGGGATCATCGAATGTCGCCAAGTCTGCGATATCCATCAGCTTTTGAGAGGTTACTTGATCCCCCGATGCAAATTGTTGTCCTGTATTTAATATTGGCATTGTTTAATCTCCTATGAAACTGTCGTTGTTGAGCGATCTGCGAGCCTAGCATCCACTTTAGTTGCTCTTACATAAGGTCGCCCTTGGGTTGGTTTAAAGTCTGTCTGCACACCAAATCCACGCTTTCTTACCCGTAGTCTTACAGATGCATCCTCTTCGGGAGGTAAGTTACCATCGAGTAATGTTGATATGCTTATAGCAGTGGAAACAGAGTCAGGGTCTTCAGTAATAAACTGTATGTCTCCATCCGACTCTTTTTCATCTGATTTAATCTGAAGCTCTGCCCGACTGAAGTTTTTACGCTCAATCGTATCACCATCATACTGACGGGTGGTAAGCTGACTAACCACAGGGATCGGATCGAATAGTTCAGGTGCTTCACCTGCTCTTTGTGTCACATCATCACCACCATCCAACGCATCCAACTTATGTACCCCACCTTCTTCTGTTGTCAGATAGAGAGCATTCTGCGATCCTTCACGGGCAACTAATAACTCTCTTATCGCAAAGTCTTCGGAGTTAACTGTATCAATACTCTCAAAGCCCTGATTGATGAAGTTGTACACGAATATCGTATTTA